GCTGGTTGTACCTGTGGTACCTTTGGTGCTGACATACACATAATTATTTCTCAGTCCTCTCTTTTAACGTATTGATAAATTTAACAACATCTCTCTGACCCGCTTGAAAATAAATTTGATTAGGCTGTTCTGTAACAGAAGCAGACTTTTCAGGGTAAACTTTGTTTAATAGTTTAATTAATTCATCTACCGTTGCAGGTAAAATTAAGTCATCTTGGTCATTCATATGTTGTTTATTCTTCTAAAAAGGGCACTTTAGTCCCAAAGACTTCCCGTTATTGTTCCTTTATTATATTCTGTTGCTCTATTCTCAAAGAAATTAGCGTGTTCTACACCATTTAACACCCAGTCTAACCATCCTAAAGGATTGTCTTTTACCTTATAATTTGGTTTTAATGACAACTGTAACAGTCTTCTATCAGCAATGTATCTAATATATTCTTTAACTTCTTCAGGTTTTAATCCTCTTATACCACCCATAGAAAAAGCTAAATCAATAAATTTATCTTCTAAATCTACCATATCACGACAAGTCTGATAGATACTGGCTTTAAATTTTTCTGTCCAAATATTCGGGTTCTCTTTAATTAATTGATGGAATAATTTAATCATACTTTCAACGTGATGTGTTTCATCTCTAATAGACCAAGTAACAATTTGGCACATACCTTTCATTCTCCCATATCTTTGAAAGTTTAATAACATTACAAATGATGCAAACAATTGCAAACCTTCACCAAAAGCAGAAAAGCAAGCTATCTCTCTAGCTAAACCTTCTAGTCCTGCACCTTTACTTTTAAATAAATATTCGTGCTTGTTAGCCATTTCTTTATATTCTTGAAATGCTTTATATTCTTTATCAGGCAAACCGATTGTATCATTTAATAATGAATAGCTGTGTGCGTGATTTGCTTCACTTGTAGCAATTGCAGACAACATCATTCTAACTTCAGGTGCTTTAAATTTAGGAATATATTTATCAAGATAAGCTTGAGCTATATCTACATCTCCTTGAGTAAAAAATTTTAAAATTTGTCCGATAAGATTTTTTTCTTCTACTGTTAATCTTTCGTTCCAGTCTCTTACATCTTCGTGCAATGGAACTTCGCTTGGAAGCCAATGCATTTTCTGTTGCATATCGTAAGCTTCAAAAGCCCATCCATAATCAAATGGTTTGTAGTATGTTCTCTTATCGAATAAACTCATATTTTATTTTTTAACTCCTCTAAATATTTTTCTTCTTCGTTTTGTTCTGGTTTTTTCTTTTCTACTTTTTTCTTACCCCATATATCGTGCCAATTATTTTTAAATTTTTCAGATGGAATGTGCTTACCATCTCTTATTTTATAACTATTGAAACCCATAAAATAATTCTACTCCTTCTATAATTATTATTACAAACAATTCTAATGCCAAGATAGTGTGATACACTGTCCATAACACAGATTGCTTTTGTTTTTTTTGTTTTATTTTTTTACGTTTTGTTTTATTTATATTGTCAAACATATTTACATCAGTCATTTTTTCCTTTATCCCTCACAAGCAAGACAATCAGCTTCTGGTATAATTGTTCTTTCTACTTTTTTAGAAACTAATTCAGCACGTTTAATTGCTTCAGAACGACAATAATATAAAGTCTTAAGATTTTTCTTCCAAGCCAACATATGTATATCGTGTAGTTCTTTAATATTAACATCAGCAGGTACAAACACATTAACTGATTGTCCTTGACAAATATATTTTTGTCTATCAGATGCGTGTTCTATTATCCATTGTTGATTAATTTCTATTGCTGTTTTAAATATATCTTTTTCATTATCAGATAATTCTTTTAAATGTAATACTGAGCCTCTATTTGCCAAAATAGATGTCCAAGTTTTTTCATTGTTAATTCCTTTTTTATCTAATAATTTTTCTAAATATTTATTTTTAACTAAGAATGAACCAGACATAGTTTTTTGTACATAAGCGTTTGCTCTGTATGGTTCGATAGATGGAGAAGTTGTACCACAAATAATAGAACTAGAAGCGTTAGGTGCTACTGCTAATAAGTGTGCATTACGCAAACCAGTACCTTCCATATCAGGAGCTTCACCTCTTTTAATTGCTAGTCTTTTACTTTCTTCTACTGCTTGCTCTTTAATACTTTTAAACATTTTTATATTTAATGACTTAGCTAAAGCACCTTCAAAAGCAATTCCTTTAGATTGTAAGTATGCGTGAAAACCCATAGCACCTAAACCTAAACTTCTTTCATTGTTAGCACTAAACCTTGCTCTAAACAATTCATCTGGTGCTTTGTCAATAAAGTATTGTAATACATTATCTAAATATCTTATTAAGTCTGGTATAAATAAAGTATCGTTTTTCCATTCATCATATTTTTCTAAATTTACAGAAGACAAACAACAGACTGCTGTTCTATTTTCATCAGTTGCTAATGTTATTTCAGAACATAAATTAGAATGATGTACTTTTAATCCTAATCTTTTTTGTGTCTCAGGCAATGCTTCATTGATTGTATCTATAAATGAAACATAAGGCTCACCAGTGGCAACTCTTGTCTCTAATATCTTTAGCCACAAATTTCTAGCTGATATTGTTCTCACTACTTTTTTTGTATGTGGGTCAATCAAATTCCAAGTGTCATCATATGTTGGTTCTTTAATACAGTTATCAATTAACTGCATAAAGTCATCTGATATGTTTACACCGTGATGTAAGTTTAAACATTTTCTATGAACATCACCACCACTAGGTTTTCTCATTTCTAAAAACTCTATTATCTCTGGATGAGATATATCCATATAAGCGGCATAACTACCACGTCTTGTTTTACCTTGAGAGAAAGCAAGTATCTCACTATCAACTACGTGAAGAAAAGGAATTGAACCTGATGATTGTGAACCACCAGAAGTTTGTGTTCCATCACTTCTAATGTGTCCCCAGTAACCACCAATGCCCCCACCAACAGAAGCAAGCCAAGCGTTCTCTGTGTAGTGTCCTGTTAATCCTTCTCTGCTATCACCAACATAATTTAAGAAACAAGATATTGGCATACCTCTTTTACTTCCGGCGTTAGACAAAACAGGCGTTGAATACATAAACCAAAGTTTAGATGCGTAATCATAAATACGTTGTGCCATTTCTTCATTATCAGAAAATGCTTTAGCCGCTCTCATAAAACCATCTTGTGGTGATGTTTCTTCAGATAATAAATATCTGTCTTTTAATGTTGTCTTACCAAAATCAGTAAGTAATTCATCTCTTTCATAATCTATCATAGGAACTTCACTTCTATAAAATTTGCTCTATCTAAAGTTAAATAATTAATTGCTATAGGTTCAAATTCTTCTAACGCATCAAATACAGTTTGTTTGTTTAAAGAACTACAAGTGTAAACATCTAATTGAACAACAGCCGGAGCATCTTCATCCCAAGAATGAAAAGCAATGTGTGATGTTTCAATACATTGAACACAAGTTAATCCTTTGTTACCTTCTTTATCTACATACACCGCAACAGTATCTCCTAATGGTTTCATATTAATATTTTTTACTAATTTTTGAATCCACTGTTTAATAAATTCTACATCTGTAGGTGGGTTTTTAACGGTGGCTCGTATAATGATATGTTTATGTTCTAACATTCTTTAGTTCTTTCTCAATTATAAAATTAATATATTGTTTTGCTTTTTTTAAATCTTCAACACCACCTTTTTTACGCCAGCGTGTTATGTATTTAACAACATTCCCTTCACAAAAATTTAAATTATTTGCTATGATATAATCAATAGGTTCTATTTTATTTTTTGCATAGTGTGGCGGTTCTTTAATTAAATCTGCCATAGCTTTACTTCTCCTGTTTTTTTATTGTATTCTCCGTGTCTTAGAATACGTGCAACTCTAGCTTGTTGTAAAGCTTCAGCTTCAGTATATCCTTTTTCAACGTAAATCTTTTTAACAATTTTCCATAAGTCTAAAAGGGGAACGTTAGTATATTTCTGAATTAGTTTCTCAGCAGTTTTAATACCAACACCTTCAATACCATCATAACCATCAACTTTATCACCAGTTAATGTTTGTATCATAAACCAATAGTCTGCCATTCTTTGTGGTATGTTTTGAACATTAAGACCATCAACAGATAAATTACAAGGAACAGTTTTTAAATCCTTATCTATACTAACAACAATACGTTCTTCATCAGTAGGTTCAGTTGACATAATACCTAGAACATCATCAGCTTCTAAGTTTTTCCACACAACACCATTATGTTTTTTAATTACATAATCACGCAATGCTTTTAATGTCATTGGTTTACGTTTGTCTTTTCTATTACTTTTGTAAGTAGGAAGTATTTCTTTTCTAAAATTATTAGTATCTGTCAATGCAACAATATAATCGTCTGCATTTAAACTAGCTCCTAAATCATCTATAACTAAATCAACATCTGCTTTACAAATGTTTTCATCACAATGTAATGTCCAAAGTCCATCACCCCAATGTGTGTCAACTTCATTATTAAGTGCTATCTTATATAATAAAATATCACCATCTATTAATAATACTTTTTTCTTTTGCATATTTTTATCCTATATATTAAATGTTAATAAATCTTCTTTAGGAATTATGTGTCCTTTAGAACTCCAGTTATCACCACCTGCTTTGATGGGATATTTAACCATAAGTTTTTTAAGATGGTCAGTGGGTATGATTACCCAAACTTGATTTTCTCTCTCAGGTTTATACAAACATATTGCATAGTTTTTTGAATCTGTATTATATATGCCAGATACTTTTCCTCTGCTTTCAGTTTCAATATATACATTACCTGTCTTGATACATAACCTATCAGACTTACATTCTATCTTACCCTCTATTGCTTTTAAAAATTCATTTTCACAGTCTTGTCCAAACTGTAAATCTAAATCAAAACGAGGTTGTGCTTTAGTGCGTTTCACTCCAATTGTCTCCTATTTTATATTCACCAGTCAATGGAAGTCTTATATTAAAATATTCACCAGTGTCTTTGATTGCTTTTATGGCTAACTGCCCTACTTCTTCAGCATCTTTTTCAAGACACTCCACTTGTATTTCGTCGTGCACCCAGACAACTTGTTGAGCTTCAGGGATTTTCTTAATTACTTTATCAAATTCAACAAGCCATCTTTTACAAACCAATGCGCCTGAACTTTGTAATAAAGTATTTAAAGCGGCGTGAGCTGAACGAACTTTAACTCGTCTTTTATCAAGACCAATTAAGTAACCTCTCTCCGACGCTTGTTGTACATTCTCAATTAACCTATTTAACGCAGGTAAATTATTTAAGAATCTTTTTTTAATTTTAGATGCTTCAGCAACTGTTTTGTTTGTAACTTCAGCAATCTTTTTAACACCACCACCATATAAAAAGCAGTAGTAAAATCTCTTGGCTAAGTCTCTATTGTCTAACCCTGCTAAAGTCTGTGTTTCAGTGTGGATATCGCCATCCAAGACTACTTTTGCATAGTTGCCATTATCATACTTAGCCATATAGTGAGCCAACATTCTCACTTCCAAACCTGAGACATCAATGCCTACAAGTTTTTTACCTATTGGAACTGTAAATAACTTTCTACATTCTTTGCCATACGGAACAGAGACGCTTGGTATCTGTGCCATATTAGGATATGAATGAGTTGCTCTTGCAGTTACTGTTGAATTAGTATTACAAGTGCCGTGTATTTTATTATTCTTCTCGTGTTTCAACCAAGCTTGTGCTCCAGTTGCAAGTTGTCCAATTCTTTTATCTAATAAAAAATGCTCACATAATATTTTTGCAGGTGGATAAGATAAACTTTCTAAAATAGTTTCATCTAATTTAGGTTTACCATCATCAGTATAAACTGTAGGTTTCCAGTTATACATTTTAATTAATCTATCTGCTATGTGTTGTCTGCTTGAAGGATTAAATACAACAGTTTTTTCTTTATAATATATTTCACCTTTAACATAACCTTTTGCTTTGTTATTTACTTTGGGTATAAATGGTGTCTTCTCAATCTTAGGCGGAAATATTTCTTGAAGTTTATTTTCAAGCTCAAGTCTTCTACTATTTAATGTTGAATATAATTTTTTAGCTTCATCAGTATTAAAACTAAAACCATATACTTCTTGTTTATAAATTAATTGTGCAACACTATGCTCTAAGTCCATAGCTTGTTGTGAATACTTAATGTCTTCAATCATTTTATAAAGATTATAAGTTACCTCAACATCTTGTTGACAATACTCTAACATCTCAGGTGTATAATTTTTCCAGTCAGTATCAAACTCAGCTTTGTAATTACCTATTCTATTACCCCAAGCTTTTAAACTATGTCTTCCAATACAATCTCTAGGAAAATCTTTTCTTTGAAAATCTTTTTCTTTTACATCTGGAAATAACAATCTTGTTGCTACAAGTGTGTCAAAAATTTTTCCCTTAAAATTAAAGTCAGGATATAATTTTTTAATTACTGGTATATCAAATTTAATAATATTGTGACCTATAATTAATTCAGCTTTAGATAATTTATTTAAAGCATCTTCTTTACGAAGCAAACACATTTCATTTGTTTCTATATCTTTTAAAACAATGCAATGTATTTGTGTTACATCATCTAAAAATCCATCTGTCTCTATATCAAATACATATTTCATATTTTTATTACTTTCGTTTTTACTATATTAACTGTAGGAATTGTTGTAACATTACCAACATCAGCGACTGTTTCATCATCTGAAAAATTTACATCAGCACAAATTATATGTACTTCTTTATTCTTTTTTATTAACCATCCTGCTGAGACACAAATTGTTGGCACTCCTAGTTTAGCCATTTGTAAACTTGACCATTCAGAATCACTTACAGTATCTATCCACCAACACATAACAAATTTAGCGTTAAGTGTTTTTTTATTTATAATAGGTAATTTCATTTAATGTATATGTTTATGTAATTTAACATCAACGTTCCAAGCCGCATCTTCACCATTAAGAGCCAAGCCCATTAAAGCTTCTTGTAATAATGATGCAGAATTTTCTAAAGCAACGTGTAATGTTACAGGTTTGTTTTGTTTTTTAGCACTTTCAACTGCCGATAAAACATAGAAAGTCCAAGAGATAGCAGTGATTTTTTTACTATCAACTTTTTTATTTTTAATTATTTTAGAAGTCATCAATTGTTTCTGCTTGTACTTCAGACAAACAACCAGTTTCTAAATCATAACGTAAACTACAAGCTCTACCAGTCTCACCACTAAATCTATTTTTTAATACATTTACTTGTGCAATATTATTTTCAGCTTGTAAATCTCTTGATAGTCCAAGAACCATATCAGATAATTGTGCTATACTTTGACTTCCTCTAAGACTATTCATAGATACTTGCACGCCATCTTCATAACCTTTGTTACCATCTTTAGTTCTTGATAAATGAGATACTAATATTAAACCAATACCAGTTTCTTCTACTAATGTTCTAAGTTTAGCTACAAAGTAATCTATTAATTTACGTTCATCATTTGTGTTAGCATCACCTAATGCAGATAAAGCCATATGCAAATGGTCAAGTATAACATAATCAACGCCACAAGCTTTAGCCATATATCTAATTTTAGATAATAAATTGTCAGCAACTGTACTTCCAAAATGATTATATAAATAAAATTTACCGCTACCAATTGTAGAGTTAAAAGTTTCTTTTAATTCTTTTTCAGTAATACCTTCTCTAGTTAAATGTAACGGTTTCTTTAATTCAACACCCATAATACCAAGTGCACTACGTTTAACACTTTCTTCTAATGCAATGTAACCAACGGTGTAATTATTTTTTAATAAATGTAATGCAACGTGCCTACAAAAACTAGATTTACCTACACCACTTCCTGCTGTAATTGTAACTAACTCACCTTTACGTAATCCGTGTGTTTTAATATTTAAACATTCAAATGGATAAGGCACTGTAATTTGTTTATCTTCTTTTTGTATTTCATCCCACAAATCAGAACCTAATACTATTCCATCAGGTCTGTAAGCTTTACTAGCCCAGATACAATCAGTAAGTTCTTTTGTTTTATTTGCTAATAACATTTCGTTAGCATCTTTTAATGGTAACGTACATATCTTAGCTTTGTTTGGTGAAAATAATTTAGCACATTCTAATGCCGCTTTTTGTCCGTGTTCATCTTGGTCAAAACAAAACACAACACTTTCATAACTCTCTAACCATTCAAGTTCTTTTTGAATATCTTTTTTTGCACCTTGTGCTCCAGATTTAATACTTACTACTGGAAATTTATTTTGATTAACACGAGAGATTGACAATGCATCTATCTCACCTTCAGTAATGATAATCATTTTACCACCATCACGCCATAAATGCTGTCCAAATAATCCTGATTGTCTTGCATCACCTAACCATTGAAAAGTTTTATCAGGGTATCTAAGTTTTTGTGCTACAAGTTCTTTATCTTTATTATAGTAATTTGCTATTTGACAAGGTCTGCCAAACCAAGCGCCAGTTTGATAATTAAATTTTTGCGCTGTATTAAAATCAATATTTCTTTTTGATAATGCTGTTACATTACCAGAAATAAAATCTTTACTTACTTCGTTTGTTTGTTTCAAATCCTCTACTCCTTTTTTTAATGTGTTACAAGAAAAACAAAAACTATGTCCATCATCATAGACAGAATTAGCGTCACTAGAATTGCACTCGTCACAATGTGTGTGATATAAAAAATTACTTTCAGTTTTATCCATAAAATTTTTTGCCTAAATATTTTGAGTTTAGCTTACTGAATATGAGCACACACTCAGTAAGCAACAAACAAACTATGCCAACAATTCTTTTACATCAAATTGAGGACATAATGAGCTAGTCACATCTCTGTGACCAACAACTTCAACCTCATTATAACTGGCTTTTAAAACATCTATGAGTTTAACTAAACTTTCATATTGTTTGAAAGTAAAATTACAATCAGGTTGTCCATCAATATTTTGTCCACCAACTAGACAAATACCAATAGAATTTTTATTAGACAAGGCAACATCTGTTTCAATATGTGCGCCTGCAATCATTATGTCTCGACCATCCTGTACAGAACCGTCTCTTTTTATGACTTTATGAAAAGCGCACGAGAATAAACCTTCTTTTCTATGTTGCTTGTCTAAATCTTTAACATCTAAATTTTGTTTTGGATTTGTATTAGTTGAATGAACAACAATATACTTTGTTTCTTTTCTTATATTGTTCATAACCATCCTTCAGGTACGTGCCTGTCCGCATATTTAAATCCATATTTATCACACCACATACCGTATGTAGTATTAGACTTTTTACTTATTCTAGTTTTTGAATTGCTAAATATAATTCTAATGTCTAAGTCAGGATGCTGTTCTTTTATAAGACGCATTTTCTGACGGTCTTGAGAAGTAAAATAACCTTTAGTCTCAATATAAATATTATTTTTAATTAAATAAAAATCTGGGGTGTAAGTATGTGTCTTTTGTGGTTTGACATAATTTAATTTTGATTTTTCAAATTCATACTTAACTTTTTTAGTGTCAAGTTCAGAAGCAATTGCTTCTTCTAAACCTGACCTAAAACCGTGACGCAAACCAACTTGATTAGAAGTCAGCTTCTGCTTTTTCTTCTTGTACCACATTTGTGTTTGCACTTTCTGGCGCTGTATATCCGCCTTCAACATTGTTAAAGCCGTAACCTTCAGCGTTGCCAGAACCACCTTCAACTAACTTAGTTATTTGCACTGCTCTTAATCTCAGACTTACGCCTGCGCCTGCCATTGCAGTGAACCAGTGAACTAACTCAGCACTAACTTTCATCTCACTTCCAGACCAAACGTTAGTATCAATTAAAGGTTTACCAGAGCTATCAAATAACGCTACTTTAAATGGAATTACTTTTCCATCTTTAGCAATTATTTGTGCTTTTCTTTTAAATTTGAAAATAATATTTCCAGTTGGAACATTTTTTTCATCCATTTCTTCTTCGTATGGTGGATTAGCAAGTTTAATAGCTTTGCCTTTATTTTTTTCTTTAGCAATTTTTAAACTAGCTTCCATCTCAGCATTAATTTGTTTTATTAATGGCTGTGCCTTATCCGTTGGAACGATAAGATTTACTTTGTAATGACCATCAGTATCAAATTTAGTATCTGGTTGTGTTAACCAAGCATACTGACTAATACCTTCAGGACTTACAATCTTTACATAATTGTTCTTCATTTTTTATGTGTCTCCTTATTCTACTATGGGTACTTTAATGCTTATGCAAAAAAGAACTCACTAACCCGCAATTGTTCAATATCTAAATCACCTTTGGCGGGTACTTCAGGTAATTTACTGTGTAACTCAACAGGTAATTGTTTAAGAACATCATTCCTAAAATTTTCAAGAATATCAAATTCAGTAAACATTTTAATAAATGCTTCTCTAATAGATTTATTAAGTGTCTCAACATCACCTGCGGTTGTGCCAAATGAATCGTGAACATTACAAAAGTTTGTAATACCATTTTTATAGGCTATGTTAACTGTACTCATCATAGCGGCACTATCCACTGAGTGGACAAGATTAGGAGCCACTCCATTTCCCATTCTTAACTTATCCGTCAAATCAGTCTCAATATTAATTCTAGGTTTAATGACTTCACCCATCAACATAGCTTTAACTCTTTTAGATTTCATTTCTGGATATGATTGATAAACTGGAAAACCAACAGGCGTAACCCAATGCACGGGTAATTGCTCTCTAGCAACTATCCTAGCAATTGTTTGAAGGTAATCCATCCCAGTTCTAGCTGATTTTAAATTATCACCTATACTGTCCCAAATGACACTTGCTAGATAGCTAGCAGGTTTAAATATCTCATCTTGAAAGGGATGGTTTTCACCTTTGTCTTTACGTTTTGTTAAATCTTCAATAACGAAGTCAGTACAAGAATATCTTGTTGAACCATAACAAATGGTCATAATACTTCTTTTAGTCGTTGAACGTTTAACACCGTAGTCTAACCACAACTGAGCAAAAGGTTTATTTTCTTTTGCATCTAGTTTTAGTTTATCAGTAACAGCATCAGCAACCAATTGATAAATATCTTGAGGTTTATCAGTCGGCAATAAGTTAACTAACTTACCTGCTTTACTGTCTCTTAACATTAAAGAATAAATTTGAAGACCATTACAAGACCCATCAACGTTAACAGGTATTCTTGAAATAAATCCATAACCTTCTTCTTTAAATCTTTTCCACTCATCACAAAATGCTAAAAATTGAAAAGGATTAGAAGCTTCTTCCCATTGTCTATTTGACATAGGGTCTTCAGCACACTTAATAATCCAACTTTCATTATTTTCAGTCCAAGTAACACGGTCATCAAATGATATTTTATCTTCACCGTACATATTAGCACCGTGAATAGACAACCAATAATCACCTTTGTTTTCTTTTGTGATTTCTTTGCCGTTAGCAAATGACAACAACGCTTTGGCACCACCAATAGATTGATAGTTTAAAAACGCAGGCACCGCATAAGCTCTACCTCTAAAATCT